TCTGGAAGCACTTGGTGGAGAAGTACAGAGGCTGGGGCACCGACTTGCCGCATCGTAAGTTCTGGAAGGGCGCATACTGGCCCTGCTACTGGTTTATCTTCTACAAGGAGAACTGGCCATGAAGAACATCTGCGTCATCCCTGCCCGTGGTGGTAGCCGCCGCATACCGAACAAGAATATTCGCAAGTTCTATGGCAAGCCCGTTATTCTCTACAGCATCGAGGCGGCACAGAACACGGGGCTGTTTGAGCGCATCGTAGTATCCACGGACAGCGACGAGATAGGTTCGATTGCGGCGAAGGCGGGGGCGGTGTACTTCAAGCGCAAGCCGGAGCTGTGCTGGGACACCGCGCCGATGGTGGAGGTGGTGCTCAACGTGCTGGAATCGCACGGCTTGGCTGCCATACATTACGATTTTATTTGTATGGTCTATGGTTGTTCACCACTGATTCGCGCGGAGACAATCTCAGATGGCTTCCGCAAGATGCGTGACGGCTACAGCGCGGCGTTTCCGGTGTACCCCGACAAGCCGATAGAAAGGACGCTGCTGATTCGTGATGGGCGCGTGTTCAGCCGCTTCCCGGAATACGACCTGGAGCCAAGCAACGACTGGCCAGAATGCTACCAACATGCTGGGCAATTCTTCTGGGCGCATGTGCCGGCGCTGATGATAGAGCGGACCTGGATGATGCACAACGCCGCGCCGTTGGTGCTGAAAGCGGAGGAGGCGGTGGACATAGACACGTTGGCGGATTGGGAACGAGCGGAGAAGATGTACAAGATTCTGAAAAACATCTCTTGACAAAAACGCACCGTTATGGTGTAGTGTAGTGAGAGGAGGGGGACTATGAAACGTGTAGTGGTAATGAGCGATCTTCACTGTGGGCACCAGTCGGGCTTGACGCCGCCGGACTTCCAGTTTCGTGAGACTGAGAAGAACCGGCGCGGTAAGTATGCCGTCATGCAGCGGGAGATGTGGGACTGGTACGCATCTTCCATTTCACGTCTGGGGCCGATTGATACGCTGGTTGTCAACGGCGATGCGCTGGACGGCAAGGGAGAGAAGAGCGGCTCGACGGAATTGGTGACGGCCGACCCCGAGGAACAGGTTGAGATGGCCCGCCTGTGCATCGAGCAGGCACAGGCGCAGAAGGTGGTGATGTCGTACGGAACACCGTATCACGTTGGCCGCGAAACGGACTATGAGGCCATGCTTGCCAAGCAGCTAAATGCGGAGATTCATTCGCATCCGTTTGTCGATGCCGAGGGGGTCATCTTCGACTGCAAGCACAAGGTTAGTTCTTCAATCATCCCCTACGGGCGGCACACGGCACCGGCCCGCGAGCGCATGTGGAACATTCTGTGGAACGAGCGAGGGCTACAACCGAAGGGACGCGTGTTCATCCGGTCGCATGTTCACTACTTCACTTTCGCCGGGGATCAGTTGGGCTTGGTGATTACCACGCCAGCCCTCCAGGGCCCCGGTACTAAGTTCGGCGCGCGCATGTGTTCCGGCACGGTCGATGTGGGCTTTCTGGTTTTCGAGTGTGAGGATGGCTGCTACAAGTGGGAAGCCAAGCTATCGGACATGCAGTACACGCTACAGGAAGCGATACCCGCATAGGTGCGTGCCATGGTGATGCAGTGGAGCAAGTCGACAACGATTGTCCTGCCGTTCACGGAGGATGCGTTGCTGAACGATTTTCGACAGGAAGAGAAGGAGGTTCAGAATGAGATTGACATGTCCGGGCTAATGGGCGCGGTCGAAGTCGTGCGAGTTACACCTACATATGAGGATAGAGGAGGAGAGAGACATGAGACGAGAATTGAAGTTGAGGATTGTCGGCGTATCACCCCTGTTGTCACACAACGGAGACCTTGCGAATCCGTTCAACCCGATTGTGCGGGAGTTGAAGAAGTACACGGGGAAGCGCAAGAAGACGGACGAAGACCTGATGAAGATTGCCGAGTTGGAGTGGCGCGGCTCGCTGTATCTGACTGGCGGGAAGCCTTGTATTCCGGGCGAATGCCTGGAGGGGACAATCAGGAACGCGGCCAAGAAGTCAAGGGAAGGAAAGACCGCCACGCTGGCAATCGACTGCCCCGAGGCCGCAGTGCTGGAGTACGACGGTCCGCAGGACGTGGGCAAGTTGTGGGAGAATGAGGACTATCGTTTCTTTGTGGCCGTCAAGATCAAAAACAACAAGGTATATCGGATGCGCCCGATCTTCAAGAAATGGGCGGCAAATGTCAAGGTTTGTTTTGACGACGACATCGTGAACGAGGAGGATGTGCGGCGGTTCGTGGAGGTGGGGGGCCAGCAGATCGGGATACTGGACTGGCGGCCGAGGTTTGGGCGGTTTGAGGTGCAGAAAGCTGCGTGAGGTTAGGGCCCCGTTGGCGACAGCGGGGCCGCTTTTCTATGGTACGGCGGGGTCTGGTTAGGTCGGGTCGTGTGGGGCATGGTCTGGTCTGGTAAGGTGGTGGTTTGGTCAGGTGCGGCAAGGTAAGGATTGGGGCGAAAGCCGTTAGGGTTCGGTATGGTTCGGTATGGTAGTGTGCGGCAAGGTGGAGTGGGGATAGGTCAGGTCTGGTCTGGTAGGGATTAGGGCGAGAGCCGTTAGGGTGTGGCAAGGTCGGGTAAGGTACGGTCGGGCCAAGTTAGGTGAGGTACGGTAGGGTTCGGTAAGGATTAGGGCGCAAGCCGTTATGGTAAGGTGCGGCCAGGTAAGGTTTGGTGATGTCTGGCGGGGTCTGGTCGGGTGAGGCAATGTTGGGCAAGGTAAGGCTTAGGGGCACGGGCCCGCTATGGTAAGGTGTGGTGGTGTTTGTTTTGGTCAGGCTTGGTGAGGTGTGGTGATGCGAGGTAAGGTAGGGCATTTTGACAAAACGTGAGCTTGAAGCAAGAGTCGAGGCATTAGAAAAGCACATGGCAGAAGTCTATCAGATGGTGTTGACAGTCTCGATGGGCATTACGGCAATCAGCACGCTTCTCAATCCTCAGAAACCGCCGCCTAAAGATGATGGCAATAGCGTTCGCGTAGGACTGAACTAAATGACCGGGGAAGAATGTGAACAGCTATTCCGCGCTAACAAGGATTTGCGGGAGTACATCTGCACCCAAGCCCGTCGCCATTCACGCTACCCAGAGAACCAGGAGGACTTCATTGGGGAAGCATGGGTGTATCTCATGATGGCCCCCAGCGGGCGGCGGGTGGAGTACTACAAGTGCATCGCGCTACGTGGTATACAAGCCGAGTACCAGAGAAAGCGGAGAAAGCGCATCTATCACCTAAGCGACGAAGAGTGCATGAGCCGGGCAGAGTGGAATATGTGGCGGCATGGGCCGCATGTGTGGTAAACAGCCGATTTTTTTGTCAACAGTATATATAGGGGGGAATAGATACGACTTTCCCCCTCGGACCCGTCGAGTACACGGGCGCGGCGCTTTCAGCGCTCCCTCCTCCCTCGGGGGCTTGCCGGTCAGCCTCCCCAACAAATGACCGGCTTTTCTGGCCTGGGGTGGTAGTAGCTGTCTTGCTCCTGCCCCGGGCCTTCTTATTTGCCCCCCGTCGGATCAGCCGGCAAGAGGCGCTAAGCGCTTCCCGATGGCCTCTGACGGGGTTTTACAATCGCGCTGGCGGGTAAGGCAAAATACCGGAGTGTTGGTGCTCCGTGCTGCAACTGCCCGCCTTTTGTGTCGGCAAGTAGACATAAGTGTCTACATTTTGCAACGGAGCGGGATTAAGGAATGGCACCTTACTGGGCCCATAACCCAGTTATCCGGGTTCGACTCCCGGTCCCGCCATATGGACGACTACGGGGGTAGTCCGGGAACTGCTGTGGACAGCAATTCTCGGGTTTGGTGGGATGATGATTCTCGCAATTACCTGCTGGAAAGACCTAAGGGAAGCTCTGAAGGCGACGAGTGGCCCGGAGACGAATACTTCCCCCGGATGCCGTATCCCAACGCTGGAGTATCACTTCGCTGACATGGCGGGGTGAGCCACAAATCAGGTTTATGCAGGATGCCTAATCCTACGGGCAAAGGTGGATTTGGCGACCACCCGGAGCTAATCAATCGGGGCGGCAGGCCAAAGGACACCTTCACACCGATTCTCCAGGAGAAATATGCGGATGAGGATGCGGTTCGTGCGCTTGTTGAGAAACTACATGAAATGGCTCTGGCGGGGAATATGCAGGCTATGGCGTACGTCATGGACCGTTTCCTTGGCAAGCCGCGCCAGGCGATGGAAGTGAGCGGTGACGTAAACACCGCTGTTGGGATAACGATTGTTAGAGCAGGCGACAGCGCCGATACGGATAGCGCTTCTTCCTAAGCAAGACGACTTCGTCTTCTCGGATGCCAAGTACACCGGCTTTATCGCTGGGCTGGGGTCGGGGAAGACGTATGCCGGCTGTATCCGGGCGCTGCTCAAGTGTCATGACGGGCAGGATGGGATGGTGGTAGCGCCTACGTTCCCCATGATGCGGGACGTTACGCTCAACACGTTCCTTGAGCTACTTCGGTCGGGCGGCTACGAAGAGGGCCGACACTACGACTACAACAAGTCAGAGTTTAGCGTGGTGTTCAATGGGTCGAAGGTACTGTTCCGAAGCGCTGATGCTCCCGAACGGCTACGAGGTGTCAACCTTAACTGGGCATACCTTGATGAAGCCGCACAGATGCACGATGAAGTGTGGCGCATCATCCTGGGCCGGCTCAGGCAAGGCTACAAGCCCTGCGCCTGGATTACCACAACCCCAAAGGGCCGCAATTGGGTCTGGCATTACTGGATAGAGAAGGACGACCCCGACTATCGGATGGTGCATGCGCGCACCGGGGACAACACCTTTCTGGACCCTGCCTACCTGCGCAGCTTGCAGGGGAACTACGTCGGGGAGTACGCCAAGCAGGAAATCGAAGGGGAGTTTGTCTCCTTCGAGGGGCTGGTGTATTCGGAGTTCAGCCGCAACGTGCACGTCTACGAGGACTGCCCGCTGCCGGACTCTTGGCCGAGGGTTAGAGCGATTGACTTTGGCTATACGAATCCTTTCGTTTGTCTCTGGGGCGCTATTGATCCTGACGGCAGGCTCTATGTGTATGACGAACATTACCGGGCGCACACGCTTGTCAAAGAGCACGCTGCTCTCATTAACAGCCGTAACCATCACTACGCTTGGACTGTTGCTGATCACGATGCGCAGGAGATAGCGGAGCTTCGGGACTCTGGGGTGTACGCCACAAATGCCCGCAAGGACGTGCTGGCGGGCCTACAGCGCGTCAAGAGCCGTCTGGTGGTGCAACCAGACGGGTATCCAAGGCTATTCGTCTCAAGCCGCTGTGTGAACGTCATAAAGGAGTTTGAGCTGTACCGCTGGCAGGACAGCAAGGACGACAGGAACGACAAGGAAGAGCCGTTGAAACAGAATGACCACGCCATGGATGCGCTTAGGTACATGGTGATGCAGATGGACGCGCCCTCGGGTGTGGCGCAGGTGAGCGCGGCGGCGCTGGGGCTATGAGAAACATCAAAGACCTAATCGCCAAGAAGGCCAAGCCCCCGGAGCCGCAGAAGGTCAGTGACGACGAGTTCACGCACGCCATGTACTTAGAGGACTTGGCGCGTCTCCGTGATTTCAGCCCGCCGGCCAGTAGGACGCTATGGCCGACACCAATAGGACCAAGATGGAAAAACTGAAAGTAAAGTTTGACAAGCGGCTTACCGCCCAGCAGATAAGCGACATCATCGAGGACTTCAAGCGTGACTCGCTGCCGGAGATAGAGGACCGGGAAGCCTACAGCAAGGCGAACAACCCGACTATCCTGAGTCGTACCTATCCGGTGGGGGCTCCGACCAATCGCATCGTAGTTCCCTACGGCCGGCGCATCCTGTCGCTCATTACTGGTTACATGTTCCTGCCTGGTCTTATCACCTACGAGAGTGAGAACGAAGGCTATCTGAAGCAGCTCCAGGAAATCTTCGATGTGAACGAAGAGCCGATGGAGACGTACCGCATCGGCTGGCAGACTTCTTTGCACGGCCAGGGCTACGAGCTATTGTACAACGAGGGCCTACGGGAAGAGCCAACGCTGATTGACAACCAGCCTGGTTACCTGGATACCGAGGCGCGCTTTGCCAAGGTGCCGATGGCTGAGACTATACCTATATGGGACTTTGACATCATCCCCAATCTGCGCGCCGTGATTCGCTTCTACACTGTGGAGGCCGAGAAGACCGAGTACATCAGCGTCTACTACGACGACGTCAAGGAAGACTGGATACGGGCGCAGGACAACAGCCCCATGACCAAGGTGGGGGAGCAGTCTCATGGGTACAGCAAGCCGCCCCTTGTGGTCTACGAGAACAACGAAGACTTGATGGGCGACTTCTCGGCGGTGCAGTCGCTCATCGATGCTTACGACATCCTCATGTCGGACAGCATGAACGAGTTCGACCGCTTCGCACAAGCCTACTTGGTAGCTAAGGGCTTCACTATCACCGCCGATGATGTGGAGAAGCTGAAGCACAAGCGGGCTTTCTCGCTGCTGAGCAAAGACGACTCTATCGAGTTCCTTACCAAGTCCATCGAAGTAGAGTTCATCAAGTACATCGGGGAGCAGTTGCGGGCTGAGATTCACCGGGGCAGTGGCATACCGAACCTTGATGACTTCAAATGGGGCGGTGGGACCAGTGGCGAGACTATCGACAAGTTCATCTACCTCATGGAGCTGTTTACGGGGGCCAAGGAAGCGGCCTTCAAGCGGGGGCTGAAAGAGCGCATCCGCATTATCACCGAGTATGCGGGCCTTGAGGGCGACCCAGACGAAATCGAAATCATCATGGACCGCAACGAGCCGGACAAGTCCATGCTGATGGCCGAGTTGATGGAGAAGTATGCGGGGCACGTTAGCGAAGAGACGCTGCTTGACAACTTCGCTGACTTCGTGGCGGACCCGAAGGCGGAACTTGCCAAGCTAAAGGCTGAGCAAGAGGCGAAGATGCAAGTAGACCTGGACATGTTTGCGGCGCGTGCTGAGGTAGCGGGGCCGCCGGAGGAAAAAGAAGATGGGTTGCGGGAAGTTCCGAAGCAAGGAAAGCAAGCGTAAGTACGAGGCTTACAAGCACATGCACGGATTGGCAAGGCCAAAGGGTAAGAAGTCGACGCGCAAGCGGGGCGCAAGAAAGCGGTAGGAGGGAATATGGAAATCAAGTTGAAGTTGAAGGTGCGGGACGTTGAGATTGAACTGACGAAAGATGAAGCCGTCAAGCTTCGGGAATTGCTCAACGACTTGGTTGGCAAAGAGACGGTTACAAAATGGGAATATGTGCAACCACGATACCCATGGTGGGACGTTTATCCCTATCGGATTTATTGCGATACATGGACCAACGCGACCTACACGGCCAACACCGCGCGTATTTCCGATGACGTACAGGTGACTTACACCTATTCGTAATGCCCGGCACACGTGACCTGGTGAAGCTTGAGGCGTGGGTTGACAAGCGCCTCGACGCCAACATCACCGCCACCGAGCGGCGCATCCTCATCAACTACAAGGAAGCGCTGGATGACATCCGTGTGGAGTTGTCGAAGGTCTACGAGAAGTACGCCAAGGGCGGGGCGCTGACGCACGCCGAGATGACCAAGTACAACCGGCTGAAGAACCTGCAAGACCAGTTGAGCGGGGTCATGGGGGCCACGCTGTCCAAGAACGGGAAGCTGGTCAGTAGGTTGTCCGAGGTCAACTACGAAGAGTCATTCTTCATGCATGGATGGGCGATAGAGCAGAACGTGGGCGTTCAGTTGCGGTGGGGGCTGCTGAATGAGGCGACTATCGAGGCGGCGGTGAAGGCTCCGCAGTGGCGGGCCTTGGCCGAGATAGGACTCAAGACGCTGCGCGTCGACGCTCTTGCCAAGCTTGACCGGGTGATAACACAGGGGCTTATCAAGGGGTTGTCCTATCCGAAGATGGCGCGGCAGCTCAAAGAGATGGTGTTGGAACCTACTGCGGCAAACGCCATGCGGATTGCCAGAACCGAGGGGCACCGCGCCGCTGTAGAGGGGGCACTGGAGACTTACGAGCGGGCCCGCGAAGACCTGGACATCGACGTTGACAACATCTGGGACGCTACGCTGGACGGGCGTACCAGACCGGAGCATGGACACCTCGATGGACAGCCAGCGGTATGGAAGGAAGATGGGCCGCAGGGGCCGAGCTACTACTGGCACGCTGTGGCACCGGATGGCGAGTCTGTGTGGACGCCGGGGCCTGGACTGAGCGGCAACGCCAGCATGGACATCAACTGTCGTTGTCGGGTAAGGCCGCAAATCAAGGGCTATGGGCCAAAGGTGCGCCGGGTGAGAGATGAAGGGGTGGTGGACTACATCACCTATGACGAATGGGCGAAGACACACAAATAGCGGAGGTATGATGGACGGAAAGAAGAGCATAGAAGACTACATCTTGGACATGATCAATCAGCGGTACGCCAAGCGGGTGTTCTCGCAGTTGGCGACCGAGCATGAAAGAAACTTCATGGACCTGGGGAAAGACCCAGACCATAAGGAATATGAGTGGATGGTCAAGCGCGCCTTAGAAATCCATAGGGCGCTGAATATTGGAGGCACTGATGCCGTCAAAGAAACAAAAGATTAGGTACCGCCTTGCGCTTTGCAAGCGGAAGTATGGTGCAGGAGCCGCACAGAATTCGGAGTACGCCCGCATTTGTAGGCAGTACAACCTTAGTTCTGGCGGGGGCCCTATGCGTGGACTGGCGATGTTCAGCAAGGGCGGGAAATACTGGTAAGGAGAAATAAACAGTCATGGCCGATGAGACGGGGGCTGCAAGCCGGGCACCGGAAACGGGGTCAGACGATGCGCCGAACATCGAAGAGCGGTTGTCTAAGCTTGAGAAGTTACTGAACGATACATCCAAGGCGCTCGAGGATGAGCGCAAGGACAATCAGGGCAAAGATAAGAAGATCACCGAGCTGGTAAACGAGAGAAAGAAGCTCCAGGAAGCTACCATGTCCAAGGACAAGCTACTGGAGGTTCGGGAATCTGAATTGAACGAGCAACGCGCCGAGTGGGAGAAACAGCGCGGGGCCGAGAAGGACGAGCTGGAGAAGCTTCGTCTGGAAGTAGAGCGCGCGAAGGTAGTAGCGAAGCTCGATGGATTCCCGACCTTTCTTGCGAATCGTATCGTTGGTAAGAACGCCGATGAGATGGAAGCCGATGCCCGCGAGATTATGAAAAAGTGGGTCAAGGAACGAGACAAGGTAGACAACGTGCGCAAGGTAACGCCCAAGCCGCAGACTGGAAGCGGCAAGCAGCAGAAATCCTATGCAGTCGAGGATTTCAAGGAAAACCCTGCGGGCAAGGATACATTCGCCAATCTTCCTAAAGAGGAACGGGAAAGACTGTTTGCGGAATCGTTTGATAGAGAATAACAGGAGATCATAGTGGGAAACATCTTGAAGAACTTCGTTCCAGAAATCTGGAGCGGTATGGTTCTTGGACGCCTGAATGATCTGCTGGTTTACGGTAATGTGTGTACCAAAGAGTACGAGGGCGAGATTCGTGACTTTGGTGACGTGGTGAAGATCAACGAGATTGGAACTATCGCTGTCAACAGCTACACGAATACCTCTACGGGTGTACTTACCATCCAGCAGTTGAACTCGGCGCAGAAGGAATTGCGCATCGACCGGGGCAAGTATTACGCCTTCTGGCTCGATGACGCTGAACACGCACAGGCCAAGCCCAAGCTATTGCAGACGGCATTGGATCAGGCGGCCTGGAGTCTGGCGAACGAAGTGGACGAGTATATCGCTTCGCTTCACAGCCAGGCGGGTGTCGCAATCGGTGGAAACACCACGAACGGCGTTGACGTTACGAGCACGAACGTCCTCAAGTACCTGTCCTTAGCCCAGCAGAAGTTGGACGAGGCGAATACGCCGCAGCCCCGGTGGATTGTGGTTCCCCCGTGGTTCTATCAGAAGATGGTGCTTGCCAAGATTACTCTTGACACCGCCAATTCTGCGACCCTGGGGGCCGGCTACATGGGGCGGACGTTCTATGGCTTTGATGTCTACGTTTCCAACAACGTAGTGTATCAGAGTGGTACTGAGCGTGCTGGTATTCTGTGCGGCTATGGCGGGTCTATCGCCCTGGCCAAGCAGTTGACCGGCACCTATATCGAGCCGAGCGGGACTGTCGGGTTCAAGAAGCTGTGCAAGGGCCTGCTTCTGTATGGTGCGAAGGTTCTTCGCGCCAATAACCTGGGCGTCCTGTATGCCGACTACACCGCTGAAGCCAGCTGAAAGGAGGTTGAGATATGGCTATTGCTGTTTGCACGCTTTCTACTGCATATTATAACTCTTCCAACGCTGCTGACATCGGATGGTTTAACTTCACGACTCCCAGCTCTGGTTTTTACGTCGATATTACCGGAAGGGATGCCAGTAAGATCGTTTTCCTTGTTGCGCATGAGACTACCAAGGTGGCCGCTGGGTCTACTTGGTACGTCGGGACTTCTGGGACTGCGTGTTCCGGGACGAGTGACAAGATTTTCTCCGATGGCAAGCGGGGCCGCCTGAAGATCAAGCAGGCCAAGTATGCCAAGGGGAAGGCGCAGACCGCCATCGGGCGCTGCACGTCTTCGACCAGACTAGTGAGTATTTCCATGCTTGGACCATTCGAAACCGCAAGGTTTAAGACGAGTGACCAGCGTGTCTACGTCGCCATGGGGAAGACCGGATCTACCGCAGCCCGCGTTGCGGCTATCTTGCTTCCGTAGTAGGAACACGGGGCCGGGGGAAACTCCGGCCCCTTTTTATGACACTGGATGAACTAAGGGCGAAAATACCGACCTTCCGATGCAAGGAAGGCTGTGCAGACTGTTGCTCCTATCACTGCACCATGAGCGAGAGTGAGCTAATCAGGATGCGCGAGCGCTACCAGAACATCGATGTCAAGGCACCGGACTACATCTGTGACAACGTGCAGGTGTGGGAGTACTGCATGTTTGTCGGTGACTGCAACAAGTGTGCGGTGTATGGTGAGCGACCGATACGCTGCCGGCTGTTCGGGGTGACAAAGGACAAGGGGTCGCAGTATGCGTGTCCCCATGGTTGCGGGCCGGATGAACCTTGGACCGAAGAGCAGCTGCTTGCGTGGATGCGCGAGTACGAGAAGCTAACCGCCGGCCAGCCGGAATATATCACTTTCGGTTTGGTAGACGGACAAATCAAACCAATAACAAGGGGTGAAGATGGACAGTGTGACCGAGGCTAAGGTTAAGGAACATATCGAGGGATTGAATAAGGCCAAGGCCAAGAAAGCAGACTGGTCGAAGATTGCGGCAGTGGCAGCGGCAGTGAAGGCTACTGATATTTTCAGCAGCTCCACGAGGCCGCCGCAGACTTCGGGGGTTACTTCTGGGGTGGGGGCGTTTGCCAGCAACAAGGTTGTGCCGTCGAATGGCAAGCCGCTGTGTGACAAAGACAAGTTGGCAATCCTGGGGACCGCTGACACGATGGCTGCGGCGCCCTGGACCGACCCGGAGTTTGAGATATGGGGTGTGGCGCAGGTTGTCACTTTCCCTGCATTCAGGCGTGCGGACTTGCTCTTTGAACTACACGACAAGAGCTATTGGGGTGACAAGAACGTGATGGAGCGGTTGAATCGCTGGCAGGGGCCGTTGTATATGCACGACCACTACGATGCGATTCCCCGATCAATCAAGTTCCCGCTGGAAGACGTGTTGATGTATCGGCGATATCAGACCACGACCATTACCTACATGCTGGCGTGGGCGTATCATTCTTTCCTGAAGATTGGGAAGCCGCTGCATGTCTTTTTGGCGGGAGTCCATATGGAACACCGCGAAGAGTACACGGTGCAGAGGCCGTGCTGCGAGTATTGGCTGGGGCGCATGGAGGGGGCCGGCATGGACATCTTTCTAGCCGGCGGTGCGTTGCTGCGCTCGCAAGGATTGTACGGCTACGAGGGATATAACCCGTTGTGCATGAAGTTCCGGCAGCGTCTCGAGGGGCTGTCGAATGGGGCGGGGGTCAGGGAGCAGGAGCGGGACGAAGCCGAGGGAAAGCGGAGGGAACAGTTGGGCGCTATGAAAGAAGTTGAATACTGGCTGCGGCTCGCGCAGACAGGAGAGTTGAACAAAGTAGGAGTCTAACATGGGATTTGATGGAGGCCATAGGGCCGGATACAAGCAGGTGGCGAAGACAGTAGATGCTACCTTCATCACCGATACGATGGGGGCCATCACGGGAGATTGGGCGGACTTTGTCGTTATCTCCAGCGAGGTGCAGATTTCTTCGGTAATCGCGCCGGGCCTGTCGGGTGCAACGCAGATTAACAGCGGCACGACCTGGATCAAGGGCGCGGAGTTCTGTTGCTCGCAGATTACGAGCATCAAGATTTCAGCCAAGTCGTCTAACACGGCTGTGATTGCGCACAAGAGGATACTGCTTTGACAAAGACCGAAGCCGTCACATTCCTCGCTGGCATCGTGCCGAAGACGGTAGACATCGCCCAGGTGGACGCGGCGCAGTGGGCTGAGTTCGTGGCGCTGGTGACGCCGTTGTTGACGGACCCTACCCTGGACCCGAAGTACCGGGAGGCGCTGGAAGCGGTAAACACCGTTGTCGATTCTGCGCTTGGTTGAAGGGGCTGTTCACTTGAGTTGCCTTTTTTGTTGGAGGGGATAGATGGCGAATGAAGCTGGTGCTGGTGCTGTGGACAGGGCGAGTCGTATTGCCGGATATACTTTTGTTAGCGAGGGATGCCCAGCTACGATTTCAGGGAATGTTGTGGCACTACGTTGGTATGGTTCCTCTCCAGCCAGCAAGACAATCAAGTTTGTTTTTTTCACGGCAAGTGGGAATAATTTAACAGTTGTTGACGGATCGCTTGTGTCAATTTCTCTTACGGAAGAAGCGATAAAAGGAACACAGGAATACACGGCACCCGGAGATTTCACCGCGTTTGCGGTAACTGCGGGAAATTATCTCGGTCTGTATACTGCTACTGGTGGGGCGGGAGATACTTATCAAGATTATGCAAGCAGCGGCGGAAATGGGGTTTGGTATTATAACGGAGATGGCACTAGTGCATCCGGGCTTGGTTTTACTCTAGGGGCCGCATGGATAGATTCCTTGTCGGCAGATATTCAAACAGCATCAGGTACGATTGTCCCGATAGTGATGAATTACTACCGGAGGTTAAGAAGCTAATGGCTACCATCGCAGCCGCGAGTGCGGCGCAAGCGGATGTTGTGACTGCTATTGCTGCCGCTTCCACCGGAGACACCGTAACCGTGCCCGCTGGGGAAGAGACCTGGACGAGCTATGTGTCCATTTCTGGGAAGAACATAACTGTCCAAGGCGCGGGGATGACGCAGACCATCATTAGCAATTATAGTTTCGACTGGAACGACACATCTTCTCGCATTACTGGTTTCCGATTTAATGAGACAAGTATCGGTGGTTCGAATGGTTCAGAGGGGTATGGTTGGCGCATAGACCATTGCTACTTTTATTCGACGACTCTTAGATCAATCAACATCAAGGGGCAGGTGCTTCTCGGTGCTTGTCCGACTGGTCTGATTGATAACTGCACTATGTACAATGTGCGGCCCGTCGTATACGGATACCCTGAAAGCAACAAGACGGAACAAGAGGCTCCAGCCAACTATGCACACTATCAGTGGGCTACTCCGCTTGCCCTCGGCACGAATAACGCAGTCTTCATCGAAGATTGCGTAATGACCTACGATGTCCTGGCGAATTGTGTGGATTCTGGCCCCGGTGGGCGGTATGTATTCCGCTACAACACCGTGACCGATGCCTATGTTGAAGCCCATTCATCGCAGGATGGTCGGCGCGGTTCTCGCAGTTTCGAGATATACGGGAACACCATCGCACAATCAGCCAAGAGCATCTATATGCCGTTCCGCCTGCGGGGTGGGACGGGTGTAGTCTACAACAACACGATTACGGGAACCTTCGGCATCAAGCGCATCGGCCTAGACAACGTGCGGAGCTTTTCTGATACCCACTACCCCGGTCTGGCAGATGGCAACAAAGACTGGGACGGCAATCTGGGCGTCGGCGCTGCGGCGGGGTGGCCTGCGCGGGATCAGCTTGGGTGCGCCGTAGATGACTGGCAGTGGACGGACAATGAGAACATCCCGACGCAAACGCTGGACCCAGCGTATTTCTGGGACAACGTCGATGAGTTGGATGCGGCGGTGACGCCGCTGGTGATCAATAGCTGCGATCATCATATCGTGGCTGACCAGGACTACGTTGTTGGAACGGAGAAATCCGGTTACATCCCCTACACCTATCCCCATCCGCTGCGGAGACTGCACATGGGCCCAGTATCGATGCTTTTTACCTGATACGGAGTTAACGATATGCCTATAATTAAACAGGGCACGACGGTCATCATGGTCGGGCCTTTCTTGAAGACATCCGATGGATACACGCGCTCCAATACGCAAGCGCTGACCACGGCGAAGGTGAAGCTGTCGAAGAACGACGCGGCCCTTGTGAACAAGGATTGCACGAAGGCCAGTTGTGTATCGACGCATGGTATGTACCGGGTATTCCTTGCCTCCTCGGCGGATAGCAACACCTTGGGGCGGCTGTTCGTGTCTGTGGCGGCCACGGCATGCCTGCCGGTGTGGAAGGAATACAACGTAGTTTCTACGAATCAGTGGAACAGCATCTTTGTTGACTCCGACAAGCTACAGGTGGACGTTACACAGAACAATGGGGCGGCGGCCACGATGGTGGCGACTGCTGAGCTTGACAGCGCACTAACGGCCTTCGTGGGCACGACAGATTGGGACGATGCTATCGGGGGCCTCAGCACGCTTTCTACTGCTGACCTTGATACGGCGCTCAGCGCCTACGGGGCCTGTACGGACGCCATTAGCTCTCGGCTGCCGACGGCACTGACAAGCGACGGCTACATCATGGCCGACGCTATCATGGTGAATGGGGAGACGCCGAAGGGTACGACTGACGTAGCGGATGTGATTCTGCTGACGCCGGCCAATCTGCTGCGCACCGACACGCAGGGCAACGTGAAGATTACCACGGCGGCCAGGTCCGAGCCGGCGCAGGGTGCGCCGCTTGCGGCTGCTGACTTGGCGAAGAAGGTTGACTACCTGTACAAGTCTTGGCGCAACAAGAAGACGCAGGACTCAAGCACCTGGTCGCTGTACAACGATGCGGGCACGGTGGTGGACCAGAAGGCCACTATTGGCGATGATGGCTCTACGGCCACGTTTGGAGAAATCGGTAGCGGTGCATAATGGCTATTGATACCAAGCAGAAGCGGTATTCGATACTCGGGCTGCTGACGCCCGACGCTGCAGTAGACCATTCCGACCGCTTCACGGCGCTGGGTTTGTATGGTGGTATCGGGGAGCCGAGCGGCTCTCTCACCGGGTCGGTGCTTGAGGGAATACGCTTCGGCGACCTGCGCGCGATAAACGGTGAATGGCAGCTTGCCGTGGGCGATGGGTTGAAGCTTGGCGAGTTGGTATCGGGGTCGGGTGATTATCAGCGCGATGCCACGGACGGCTTGAGGCTTGGCGAGCTGCTGGCAAGCAACTTCGGTTCTGCCGTTATCGTCGGGGATGGTATCAAGCTCGGGGATCTGCGCAAACCATCTCTGACATGGTTCGTATCGGCGCAGGACGGGTTAAGGCTTGGCGAGCTTATCGATGGACTGGGCGGCGGTACTCAATTCGGCACCGTTCTCGATGGGATGCGGATTGGGGAAACGATAAGCGCGCAGGCGCTATTGTATCCGGCAGTCACCGAAGGATTGAAACTGGGCGAAACTGTATTCGCTATGGCGAATGGCATCATAACGATAACGTACACGGCGTCGGGGGCCACGGTGACTTTCACAGCTACCCAGCCGACGATTAACTTCAGTTAAGGAGTAGATAAGATGGGTGAAGGATTGAAACTCGGCGGCGTGTTTACTGCCGAATGCTATGATAAGCATGGGCGGAAGAAATGGGAAGACAAGTTCCATAATGTTGTCGTGAACGTCGGGGTACAGCATACGCTTGACGTTCTGTTCGCCGGTGGTACTCAGGTCAACCCTTGGTACATGGGGCTGTTGGCGACCACGGATATTCTCTCCACGCATACCAGCACGGACATCTCCGAGGCCACGGAATGCAGCGATGCCCAGCGGCCTACTTTCGTGGATGGGCGCACAGCGAACACCGTGGACAACAGCTCTGGTAAATCCACGTTCAACATAGATGCCGACGGTACTACCGTGGAAGGCGCTTTCCTGATTTCATCGGAAGACTTCGGCAGCACTGAAGGTATCCTGCTTTCCGGTGGTGTGTTCTCCGGCGGGACGAAGGTCGGTGATAGCGGAGACAAGATTATCGTTACCTACACCTTCGTTGGGTCTGACGATACGTCGAGCTAACCATGCCTGCTACGCTGACGACACGGGCGGTTGAACGCTCCACTTACATCGTTACCGCAGAGTTCAAGGATGCTTCGGGGGCATCGGTTGTACCGAATAGCATAGCCTGGACTCTCAGCGACGAGCAGGGGCGCACCATGAATAGTCGTTCGGCTGTGGCTGTGGCTGTGCCGGCTGCGTCAATTGATATTGTGTTGTCTGATGCGGACCTGGCTCTGACTGGGGCTGGGGATAAAGGCGGGCGCGTGCTAACGATAGTGGCTGACTATGATTCCACTGAAGGCGCGGGCCTGCCGCTGCATGATGAAGTGCGCTTCCGCATCTATCCGCTTCTGAAGGTGACATAATGGCATTACTGACGGTTGATGAATGCAAGTCAATACTCAACCTTGAGGACAATACGCACAACGAGCGCATACAAACGCTGATTCCAATTGTACAGCAGGACATAGCCGACTATTGCAACAACGGTTTTGACGATAAGGTTATCTACCGCTATTCTGGAAGCGAGTTTGACTTTGTGCGCGGCTCGACTCTGATTGCCACTACGCGGGCGGATTACATCCACGATGCTGGGGATGGCATTTCCACTGCTGGCTTCAAGGCTGGCATGGACATCGTAGTGATAGGCGGCAGCAACGAAGGCTTCTATACCATCAAGACCGCTTCCACGGATACGCTGACCCTGACGAGCACTGGGGCCATAGAAGACCAGTCACAGACGACCTACTACCAGTGGTCTGGCAACATCAAGGTGGCGCGTGTCAACTGGCCGAAGCCGTTGAAGGTGATAGCGGCGCAGATGATATGGTATCTGCTTGACGACCCAAAGCCGAAGGCGGTGCAGTCTGAGCGGGTTGATGACTATTCTGTAACGTATATCGGTAGCCATTCGTATCCTGACCGCGTAGAGGCAGGGTTGAACAAGTACAAGCGGGCCATTTTGATATGATTAGCGACTACTACAATCGCCAGTTCAGCATTATGTCGCTTACCACAAAACCGGTGTGGGGTACGGAAACGGCGTGGACGACTGGCACCAGTGCGGCGAAGAAAGGGTGTCTTAATCCTGTCAGTGGGCGCGAGATGATTGTAGGCGAGAAAAAGACGGTACTGTTCGACTATAAGCTATTCTGCTCATCCACGGAAACGATAAACGAGCGACACCGACTGAAGAGCACCGACAGCCACTACTACGATGTGGTGTTCGTGAAGGACACGCTGGCCAAGGGGCACCACCTGTTGCTGTACCTGAAGCGCTATGCCTGAGCAGAAGTGGACTAACACAGACTGGAATGCTTGTTTCAAGGATTTTGTTGGGCGGGCTCTTGTCGCAGTCGGTCTGCATCTTGAGGGCGCGGCAAAAGCAGAGGTGCCCGTGGATACTGGGCGACTTGGCGGCTCGATTACATGGGCGGTGCATAACAAGGGTTCGCAAGCGGGTCCGCCTCCGAGGCCACCTAAACGAGCAGGGCCGCCGGCCACGCAAGCGGACGTCGTGGATAGACCGACAGATGAATGGACGCTGCACGTCGGTACGAATGTGGAGTATGCGCCATACATGGAATATGGAACCAGACATACTAAAGCCCAGTCTTTTTTGCGTGTCCCACTGGACAGAAACAAGAAAGAGGTGCAGGAGATTTTCGCCAAGGCCCTGCAAGGCGGGATAAGACGTCATGGCAAGTAGCAATATCGAGCAAGCCCTGTTCGTGCGCCTGCATAGCACCGACAGCAGCACGGAGGTAGTAGACCAGTTTGGTGATAGGGTGTACTGGCGGCAGGCCGAGCAGGGCGCGAGCATGCCCTACCTGGTGTACTTCGTAGTAAGCGACCCACACACGCCCATGGCCTACGGGACGTACAAGGATGCCGGCCAGGCGCGGGTGCAGTTCTCGGCGTTCTCCAGCGACCGCTATGCGGCGCTCACCGCAGCAGACAAGGCGCGGGACAACCTTGACCAATTCTCGGGCAGCATGGACGGGGTGACGATTGTATCGCTTAACTGCGGGGGCATTATCACGCATCCGGTGACCGAGGAAGATAACGTGTTTCACGCGTCCTTTGACGCGCTGATTAGATATGTAGACCCATAAGGAGAAGATGAATGGCGATAGCTGAAGGATGGGATGGCAGCGTCAAATTGGGCGCGAATGCCATAGCGAATATCAGCAACTGGAAAATCAACTTCGTCCAGGAGACGATTGATGTAAGCCAGTTCGGTGATACGCAGCAGGACCGGGAGTTCCAGTATGGCCTGCGCTCGCACACGGTTGA